CTCAAGCAGGGATGGCCAAGAAATGAAGCCCGGACTATATGCCAACATCCATAAAAAACGTGAGCGGATAGCCGAGGGCTCTGGCGAGAAGATGCGTAAGCCTGGCGCACCAGGCGCACCAACTGCCGATGCATTTAAGAAGGCAGCGAAAACCGCAATGAAGGCCAAGAAATAATGGCAATTATTGTTCAGCGAGAATCTGACAATACAAAGTCAATATTTGTTACGTCAACATTTATTGATAAAGACGGCAATCAAACTGTTGCCGGGTCAGAAAAGCCATTTGTAGTTGCTGACGTTAACCATGTCAGGTTGCACGAAGGCCGAGCCTTTTATGCTTACTACTTAAATGGCGATGCAAATCAACTGGCTGACGATGCGTCTATTGACATTGCTGTTGCCTGGGCTGCTGGAAAATATCCTCACCTAGTGTTTGATGTTAACTGTGGTGGGGATGCGGAATTCACTATTTTTGAAAACGCAACGGTAACTGGTGGCACATCGTTTACAGCCATCAATCGTTATAGGTCATCAACCAATACGAGCTCAAGCGCAATACTTGTCAATCCGACAGTCACTACTACCGGGACGGCTTTGACCGGAGAGTTCCTTGCCGGTGGGTCTGGCGGCCAGGCTGGTGGAGCTGCTGCATTTTCGTTTCAATATGTTTTAGCGCCTCTGACAACTTATTTATTTAGGCTGACAAACAGAAGTGGCCAAGCGCACATGGCTCACTTAATGATTGAGTGGTACGAGTAATGGTACAGAAGAAACATCAAAACCCGGAAGGTGGACTAAATGAAGCAGGCCGCAAATACTTCAAAAGGAAAGAAGGCAGCAATCTCAAGTCGCCAGTTAAATCGGGAACGAACCCTCGGCGTGTTAGCTTTGCTGCGCGATTTGGCGGCATGGCTGGGCCTCTCACAGACGAAAAAGGAAGACCCACCCGCCTCAAGCTCGCGCTCAAAGCCTGGGGTTTCGGTAGCAAAGAAGCAGCGCGTAATTTCGCCCAAAGGCACAAAAAGGATTAAAAATGGCTGAGATGATGAGACTGTCGCCGGAAGATGTGCTCAAGCGGCACGACACGGCGTTACGCAAGAAAGATGACTTCCGAGACCTGTACGAAGACGCATACGAATTTGCATTGCCACAGCGCAATCTGTACGACGGCTACTGGGAGGGCAAGGTAGGCGGCGCAAAAAAGATGAACCGTGTATTTGATTCCACGGCAATTAACTCCACCCAGCGTTTTGCCAATCGTCTTCAGTCTGGCATTTTCCCGCCGCAGCGCAAGTGGGCAAGGCTGGAGCCAGGCCCGGATATTCCTGATGATCGCAAGGGCGAGGCCCAGGCTGCGCTAGACATTTATACCGAGAAATTCTTTGCCACATTAAAGCAGTCAAACTTTGACATTGCTATGGGCGAGTTTCTGTTGGACTTGTCTGTCGGCACAGCTGTAATGATGGTTCAGCCCGGCGATGACGTGAGCCCTCTTAACTTTGTTCCCGTGCCGCAGTACCTGGTCGCATTTGAAGAGGGTGCCAACGGCCAGGTAGATAACGTCTACCGCCGGATGCGGATTAAGGGCGAGGCAATCCAGCGTCAATGGACAGATGCAAAGATCGAGGGCCAACTCAAGACCAAGATAGAAAACAAACCTACCGATGACTATGAGTTTATCGAGGCTACTGTTTTTGACATGAAGCGTGGCGACTATTGCTATCACGTTATCCAAAAGGAAACCAAGCAAGAGATTGTTTACCGTCGACTAAAGACCAGCCCCTGGGTGGTTAGCCGTTACATGAAGGTGGCCGGCGAGATCTATGGCCGCGGCCCGGTGATCACCGCCCTGCCAGACATCAAGACGCTAAATAAAGTTAAAGAGTTGGTGCTAAAGAATGCCTCTTTAGCAATTGCCGGTGTCTACACAGCAGCTGATGACGGAGTGCTTAACCCAAACACAATCAAGATTGTGCCGGGTGCAATTATTCCCGTGGCGCGTAATGGTGGCCCACAGGGCGAATCGCTTAAAGCCCTGCCGCGTTCCGCAGACTTTAATGTCAGTCAGATTGTTATCAACGACCTGGTGCAAAACATCAAGCGCATTCTGCTCGATGAGAGCCTGCCACCGGACAACATGAGCGCACGGTCTGCTACTGAGGTGGTCGAGCGGATGAAAGAGCTGTCGCAAAATCTTGGCTCTGCGTTTGGCCGGCTGATCAACGAGACCATGATTCCCTTGGTAACAAAGATCCTAGAGGTGATGGATCAGCGCGGCATCATCACAATGCCATTGCGCGTCAACGGCCTGGAAATTAAGGTGTCAGCTGTAGCTCCGCTTGCTATGGCGCAGAACATGGAAGAGGTCAGCAACATCCTGCAATACGCTCAAATAGCAGCTGGTGCCGGCCCAGAGGGCCAGATGATTGTGAAGATTGGCGATATGCTCGACATAATTGCTGAAAAGCTTGCCGTGCCGCAATCGATCCGCATGACTAAAGCAGAGCGCGAGGCCAAGATGGCCGAGGCCCAGGATATGGCCGAGCAGGCAGCGCAAATGGCGCAGGAAAATCCTGATGCAGCAGCGCAGCTTGTTGGGGGTATGGCCTGATGGCCGGCGGCTGGGAAGACCTAGAGGCAATACCCACAGATATACGAGATGCAACCCAGGCGGTTGATGACCTCAACCGTCTGTGTCTGCGTGCGCTTGGGTCAGAAGATGGTCAGAAATTAATGGAGTGGCTACGTTCCGCTCTACTGGAGCAGCCCGTTGCCGTGCCGGGTAGCGATCCCTCATTCGCTTTCTATCGAGAAGGACAGAACAGCGTAGTGCGGGATTTGGAAGCGCGGATTAAAAAAGCTAGGAGCCTGTAATGGAAACGCAAGAGAACCAACCCAGCGCGGAAAGCGGTCAAGATGCTGGCCTATTGGATTCGGCGGTAATCGAAGAAAACCAAGGCCAGCAGGCAGACCAAAGCAAATCGGAGATATCTCATCTCCAGCCATCAGAAGAGGATGACGGCCCTTTAGAGCGGCCAGACTGGTGGCCTGAAAACTTCTGGAAAAAAGACGATTCTTCTCCAGACCTAGAAGGGATTGCTAAGTCCTGGCAGGATCTGCGAAAGCAGATAGCCCAGGGCAAGCACAAACCACCGGCAGACGGTAAGTACGACACCAGCGCATTTGGCGACACGCCAGAAGATGACCCGGTTCGCGGCCATGTTCTTGGCTGGGCAAAAGAATATGGGATATCTCAGGCAGCCCTGGATAAGCTGGTCGGTGATGTCGTGGCAATGAACACCAACCAGTCGGCAGAGATATCTCGCACAGTCGAGCAGGAGCGCAAAGCTCTTGGCCCGAATGCCGATGCCATCATCAAGGGCATGAGCGACTGGGGTGCCGGCTTAGTCCGCAAGGGGGTATTGAGCAAAGATGACTTTGAAGAGTTTAAAGTCATGGGTGGAACAGCTGCTGGGCTGCGCGTGTTTATGAAGATGCGCGAAGCTTTTGAGGGGATGAAGATTCCTACACAGTCTGCCCCGGTTGAAGGCGCACCAAGCAAAGACGAGCTGTATGCGATGGTGGCCGACCCGAAGTATCAAACAGATCCAGCATATCGGACAAAGGTAGAGCGGATGTTTGCCTCTACTTTTGGTGCCTAGTCATCTCCTCGCTCCCCACCCAACAGGGGAGGCTTGAACGCCACCGGGTAACCCCCGGTGGCTTTTTTTCGCTTGCATTTTCTTTTTTTAACCGCTAGATATCTAACTGAGGCCAATCGATATCTCGACCCTCTCCGCAGCGGATGCTGACGAGTGGCTGGCGCAACCAGCAAGCAAGAGGCCCAGAACACCGGCTAACCCAGGCGACAAACCCTTTTTTAACTTTCTTGGAGATTCCAAATGGCGATTTCACTATCCAACGCCTTTGTAACGCTCTTTGATGCTGAAGTTAAGCAAGCCTACCAGGGCAAAGCAATGCTGGTTGGCGCGGTTCGTCAGCGTCGGGGTGTCGAAGGTTCTACTGTTAAGTTCCCCAAAGTCGGCAAGGGCGTGGCTACTGTTCGTATCCCCCAGTCCGATGTAACCCCTTTGAACGTGTCTTTCAGCACAGTCACCTGTACGCTGACCGACTACAACGCAGCTGAATACAGCGATATCTTCAACCAGCAGAAAGTCAATTTTGACGAGCGCAACGAGCTTGTGCAGGTGGTTGGTAACGCTATTGGCCGTCGTCAAGACCAGATCATTCTGGACGCACTCGCAGCATCGAGCACCAGCAACATCGTGACCGAAGACGAGGGTGGTACCAATACTGGCCTGAACGTAGCCAAACTGCGTGCAGCCAAGAAATTGCTGGATAAAGGCAACGTCCCGATGGACAACCGCCATATCATCATCCACGCAAACTCTCTGGCATCCATCCTGAGTGAGACCTCGGTTACCAGCGCAGACTTCAACACGGTTCGCGCCCTGGTTTCGGGTGAGCTCAACACGTTCCTCGGCTTTACTTTCCACACAATCGGTGACCGCTCCGAAGGCGGCCTGCCCATTGCATCTTCCGAGCGCAAGCTGTGGGCATTCCACCGCGACGCAATCGGCTATGCAGAAGGCATTGCCCCCCGGACGGAAATCAACTACATCGCAGAAAAGACCAGCTGGCTGGTCAACGCAGTATTTTCTGCCGGTGCGATTGCCATCGATGCCGAAGGTATCGTCGAAGTTCAAACGACTGACGCTTAAGGAGAACTGACATGGCATTTTTAGCAGCTGGTTTAAACCTGGTTAACGGCTCCAAAGCCGGTAATGCCCCGCAAGTCTGGGCTTACAAGACCGATGACACCGCAGCAGTAGTTGACACCGCTGGTTACTTTGACAACGGTGCCACTACCAACACGGGTATGCGTGACGTTATGCGCGTCGGCGATCTGATTTATGTATATGCAGATGCTGACGGCACTCCGTCGTTTGGCCTGCATATCGTTACCCAGATCACCTCCGCTGGCGTGATTGACGTAACCAATGCGGTTGCTCTTGGCTCGATTGACAGCGACTAATAGCTAGGGCCGCGAGGCCCGAACTATGGCTGCTGTATATGAAGGTTTGCACAGGGGGTGCGCCATTATTTGTGGCGCAGCCCCTTGTGTCTTTGAAGACCTAGAAAAAGCACGCCACCTGCGCCCAGGTGCTACGATCCTCGGTGTAAACAATGCGGCTGCAATGATTCCAGAAGTGGAGCACATTTGGACACAACACTCAGAGCACGCACAAATGTACAAAGAGCAGGCTGGCCGAAGAATCTATGTCCACTCGAGACCGAGACTTTTCAACAACGGAGCTGGCCTGTGGAGGCTCCCGGTTCCAGACCACAAATGGGCTTTTGTGGATTACGAATGGCAGAGCCTAACGTGGGTGGTTGGGTCATCAGGTGCGGCTGGTGCCTTATGGGCGAAACACGGGATGGGGTTCGATGAGGTAATTATGGCCGGCATACCGCTGTCAACCAACACCCTGACCTACAACGAAAAGTATCCAAGCAAACCAACCCAGAACGACAACCAGTTTGCCAAGGACAGTCAGGTTGATCATTGGATGAAGATATTTACCAACCTGGCAAAAGACGGCAAGACAGAAAATATATGGTCAATGTCTGGCGCAACACAAAATCTCTTAGGTGCTCCGGTTGGATAAATATGCCACCCACCTTGAGCCGTTAATCAGGGCTGCGGTAGAGGCCAGGAAAGGGATTCTTGAGCTGGGCTGCGGAAATTATTCAACGCCAATCCTGCGGGAGATATCTGCCTCAAAAGGGATACCGTTCCTGTGCCAGGCCAGCGATATCAGCTGGGCCGCGCAATTTGATGGCGTGCAAATTGTAGATTGGACTAACTGGTCTCCACCGGCTGGCAGCTGGGATGTAGTGTTTCTCGATAGCGAAGAGGCTACAAAAGACAGAATCAGGAGGCTTCCTGTGCTGGCTAAGTTTGCCAGCATAGTTGTCATGCATGACGCGGATGCAGCAATGGCGCACCCGTGGTTTAACGAATGCGTGTCAGCTTTTCCTAAGTCAGATATCTATAAAAAACACAGACCTTGGACGATGACACTATATGCCTGAGATTACCGTAGCCTGCGTTTTAAAGTCCGGCAAATTTCAGCACTCTGCCGGCAAAGAGATATACACGCCGAAGGATGTAGAGCGGCTGCAGAACATGGTCGCTGCCAACCTGGGCGAGCACAGGTTTGTGTGCTTTTCGGACGTAGACGTACCGTGCGAGCGGATACCGCTAAAGCATGGCTGGCCCGGCTGGTGGTCAAAAATAGAGCTCTTCTCATATGTCTTTGACGGCCCGGTCTTGTACTTTGATCTCGATACCGTTATCTGCGGAGACCTTACCGACCTAGCCGAGTACCCGCACAAATTCACCATGCTCAAAGACCTTGGTAAACGCGACACGCCGGCCAGCGGCATGATGGCCTGGAACGGCGACTATTCGCACATTTATCTGACATTTAAGGCCGATCCACATTTTTATATGACGATGTACTCAGGCAGCGTAAATCTTGGCGACCAGGCTTTTATTGTTAAGAATCAAAAGCCAGATTGCTTGTGGCAACAGATATTCCCCAATAGAATCTTTTCATACAAATTCCATCTGCTTGGAAAACCAAAACCTGATGATGCGCGAGTAGTTTGTTTTCATGGCGAGCCAAAGGGTTCTGGTTCTTCTGGGTGGGTAAGAGATATATGGAGTAACGCAAATGGCTGCAGGTGATTCCGCTCTATCGATTTGCTCAGACGCTCTCCTGATGCTGGGTGCGAAAGCTATCTCATCCTTTAACGAAGGCACCAACGCAGCCAACGTCTGTGACCGCCTATACCCGGACATTAAAAACCAGGCTCTTCTGAATTATCCCTGGTCTTTTATTTACAAAAAGATCCAGCTATCTCAGCTCATCACAACCCCGACTACAGAGTACAAATACGAGTATCAGCTGCCCGGAGACCGGATCGGCCCGCCGCGCATGGTGTTCGTTACCAACGCGGTCGGTGCCAGGCCGATTAAGACCTACCGGATATTCCAAGACAAGCTGCTTTCAAACGAAACCACAATCTATGTGGACTATCCGTATGCCGTGCTTGAGTACGAAATGCCGGTGTATTTTGTGCAGCTGCTCAAATACCTGATGGCCTGGCACCTATCGCTGCCGATTACAGACCAGATTGATAAGACCCAGTACTGGCAGCGGATTGCTGTTGGCGACCCGTCAGAAAATGGCCGCGGTGGGTATATGCGTACCGCCACCACCATTGATGCCCAGGGCCAGCCGATCCCGGTAATCGAGGACTTCAGCCTTATTGATGTGAGGAACTGATGGCCCGTTTTACGTCCATCCAGACCAACTTCTCGACCGGCGAGCTCGATCCGCTCCTGCGGGCTAGGGTTGACCTCCAGGCTTATTCAAACGCCCTGGAAGAGGCTACCAATGTCTTGGTGCAGCCACAGGGTGGGATTCGTCGCAGACCCGGTTCTAAGTACATTCTTGATCTTCCAAATGCTGGTGCCAATTCTGTAGCAAACGGCGTGCGCCTGGTGCCGTTTGAGTTTTCCACCAGCGACAGCTATATGCTGTGCTTTACGCACAACCGAATGTATGTGTTCAAAAACACGGTGCAGCAGCTCGACATCAATGCCGGCACAATCGATTATCTAGACACTAGCAGCTACGGCCTGACCGGAGCTCGCTTGGCTAACCTTACCTGGACACAGTCTGCCGACACTCTGATTCTGTGCCACCAGGATATCAACCCGGTCAAGATTGTGCGCGGCGCAAACGATTCTGCCTGGACAGCCAGCACGCTGACTTTTGATTCAATTCCTAAGTATGCCTTTACCCTGTCGGCCAGCAACCCAGCCGGCACGCTTACACCGTCTGCCGTGTCTGGCAAGGTGACGCTGACAGCCTCAACAGGAACTCCGTTTAGCGCAGCATCTGTCGGGCAGTATATTAATGCCAGCCCCCAGGGCAGAGCAAAGATTGTGCAGTACACAAGCGCAACAGTAGTGCAGGCTATTGTGGAATTTCCGTTTTTTAATACCAGCGCAATCGCCAATAACGATTGGGAGCTTGAGACGGGCTACGAGGCCGTATGGTCTTCTGGCAAGGGATGGCCGCGGTCGGTGACATTCCATGAGGGCCGGCTTTACTTTGGCGGTTCTAAGTCCAGGCCATCGACTGTGTGGGGATCAAAGGCTGGGCTTTTCTTTGACTTTGAGCCAACAGAGGGCTTAGATGATGACGCGGTCGAAGCCACGCTAGATACCAATACATTTAACGCAATCGTTGATATTACGTCTGGTCGCGACCTGCAGGTATTTACAACCGGCGGTGAGTTCTATGTTCCGCAAGAGGGCTTAGATCCAATTACGCCTACTAACTTTTTTGTTAAGGCAACGACAAGAAACGGTGCCAAAGAAGGTGCGCGTGTACAGCAGCTGGAATCTGGAACGCTATTCTTGCAACGCCAGGGTAAGTCGCTCAACGAGTTTGCATTTACGGATACGCAGCTTACATACGTTACCAGCAAGATATCTTTGCTTGCCGGCCACCTGCTTAAATCTCCAACCAGAATGGCATTGCGTCGCTCGGTTGCTACAGACGAAAACGATGTGTTGTTAATAGTCAACAGCACCGGCGGTTCAATTGCGGCGTTTTCCCTGCTGCGCGTTCAGAACGTCATTGCACCGTCGGAGTGGACTACAGACGGGGAATATCTTGATGTCGGCGTAGACCTTACAACTATTTATACCGTGGTGAAACGCACGGTTAATAGTACGACACAATACTTTATCGAAGTGTTTGACGATACGTTTCAGACCGACTGCGCCAAATCGGGAGGTGCGGCAGCGTCGGTTTCTATGTCTCACCTGGTCGCCAAATCCGTACAGGTTATTCTGGACGGTGCGGTGCAAGCAGCTCAGACCGTACCAGGAGGAGGCACCGTTACATTCCCGCGATCATCTGCAAGTACATACCAGGTGGGGCTGAACTACACGGTGCAAGCAGTCACCATGCCGGCAGATATCAAGATTGCAGCCGGCACCAGGCTGGCATACCAAAAACGAATCATTGAGGTTAACGCTATCGTTAAAGATACCCAGCACCTGGTTATCAATGACAACGAATTGCCGTTTAGAAACTTTGATACAGGAGGCACATTAGATGAAGCAGTTCCTGAGTTTACTGGCACAAAAACTATCGACAGCATTCTTGGCTATACAACAGAAGGCAAGATTACTGTTAAGCAAACTGTCCCGCTCAAAATGACTTTGCTTGGGCTGGAATACAAGATATCTACCTACCCCGGGGGCTAACATGAAAATGAGCAGATTTGATGTATTGGTAAATGATCTGCCGCTGGGCGATCCGCACAATGCGCCTGGATCAAGCAAGATTCACAACGATCCGTTTACGGCTGCAGCTGTGGCCGCAACGACGCTTTCTGCTTATAGTTCATACCAGCAGGGCCAGATCCAGGCTAAACAGCTAGAACTCAGGGGCCGGCTTGAGCAGACACAGTTTGACCGCAGGGCTATCCAGTACCAACAAAAAGCAAACGAGACATTAAGAAACCTAAAGCGCACACAGTCGGCCCTAGCTGCTCGCGCATTTGCCGGTGGCATTGATCCGTTTAGCGGCTCGCCAGATGTTGTGCGCGCGGCAAACGAAACAGCAGCTGGCCGCGAGTTCCAGATATACATGGCAGATTCTGATGCGTCATTCAGAGCTGGCGACATTGCAATGCAGTCTGGCATTGCCGCTGCCAAAACTGCTCGCCAGGCTGGCGCGTTTGAGGCTGGCACAAAGTTGTTGTTGGCTGGAGCAACAGCTGGCAAGGGTGGCGGGTTTGATAGAACGAGTTATAACTGGTTGTTTCCAGCTCCGGTAGAAACAAGAACGGTAATTTAATCATGGCCCGTATACCGCGATACCAAGAATCCGGGGCTCTGTCCTCATCGATTCCAACTACAAACTTGCCCACGCTTGCGGCTCAATCCAGCCTACAGCAAGGCATTGGCGCGTCGTTAGATAAGCTCGCCCAGTTTGCTTTTGGCGAGGCAAAGGAACGGCAAAGCAAGGAAGACAAGATTCTTGCAATCCAGCTCCGAGCAGACTTGGAATCGATGGTTGCAAAGGAAATAGAAACCACAGACATCGAGGTAACGACCGGGCGACTATCTGATTTTTCTGCAATACAAAAAAGAGTTCGCTCGCTAGAAGGTAGCGCAGTAGACTTGTTTAAGCTTGATCCAGACCAGGCTGCCGGTCTTATGCAGTCTATTAGGACACAAGGCAAAGCATTACTTAATAAGAGCTCCAAGTTAATTACAGACGCATATGGGGTTCAGCGCGACAGGGTAACGGATGAGACGATTAGATCTATTGCTAGGTCATATGAAAATGCCTGGCAAACAATGGAGCCAGAAGAGCTTAACCAGTTTTTAAACAGAAACAAAAACATTATTTCTGGAGTTGCTCTGCAAAACCCAGGTAGCTACAACAAGTACATGGGGCCAAATGGCGAGTTCGACAAAATGGCAAACAATGCCAGGAACAATGTCATGGCTCAGTACTTTATGTCGCCAGATTTTGCTGCCACCGGAACGGTTACCGAGGCCATCAATAAACTGAATACTGACCAGGCTGGCAGATATACGCAGTACTGGCAGCGCATGGGGATAGACGAGCGCAAGGCCGTGTTCGACATGATCGAGCAGCGCACGGCCATGATTAAAAAGGGAATTGATTTCCAATACACAAATGCCAATCTGCAGGCCGATCCAATCATTCGCAAGATCATTAATAGCAATGACCCGGCAGAGCAGACTAGGCTGTATGGCGAGCTATCTCAATTGCCGCTAGATCCAAATAAGCTCAGACCAATCCGCGAATACATCAATAGCGACCAGTCCGGCGCGGCAACGGATGACATCCGCGTCCTAATTGATTTAACCAGCAAGGCAGCCAGGGGTGCGCTAAGTGTTGATGAACTGGTGTCCAACAGAAACAGATTAACCAAAGCAACAACCAAAAGCATTGCGCTGCAGATTGCCAATCCGAATGATGCAATGAACGAATCTAACCGTATGTTTGATCTAACGGTTGGTATTCAAAATGCAAACCTGCCACCGGAGATTCCGTCTGCCGAAGGTCGGGCCGCTGCTGTAAGTGCAGTTAACAACGCCAAGCTTGAGCTTATTAAATTCAGAAATACGCCAGACGAGAAAGGTATGTTTCCGAATGACGCAATGATCCGTCAAAAGGCAAACGAACTAAACGACGGACTTAAAGGAAGCATGGCTCCAATCTTTGATAAGGTTGCGGTCGAATCAAAAAACACAGCTGCCATGTTTATTCCAGAGTTAACTGGAGTTGACCTAATGGACGACGCTGCCGTTAACGCAGCTTTTGCTGCGGCAATGAAAAGGAAAAAACCACCCAAAGCTGAAGATATATCTTCGGCTAGATCAGCGGTCACCAGATATAGAGAGAACATCAAAAAAGGCGGTGGAGGCGCACGATGATTAAATTTAGCCGTGTCGATGACATTTATTTTTTTGATGACATGATGTCCATTCCCGGTGTCAGGGACGGATATCTTCAACGCGCAGCTGCTGGTGATCCAGACCTGGTTACGATTACAGATGACGATGGCTTTGCTGGCGTGTTTCTCAAAGGGGATGATGGCCGGTTAATCGGTGTCGGCCCATCCATCCAGGTTGCGTCTGGCCCGACCACAATGACTGACGCTCCGGCTGCAGCAATTCTTCCCGGCGGCGGCACGGCACCAGCTGTTGGCGGTGTGCTTCCAAGTGTTGTCGTTACAGAAAGACGGCTGCCGTCAGATGAGCCACCGCTGCGGATCAACATCCGCGGTGTCGGACAGCCAACAATGCCAGAGGATGTCGAGGGCCAGCCGTCGATTGTTGACGAGTTCGTCGCCCAGGGCGGCATGACATTGCCAGCTGATGCACAGAGCATGAGCCCGGCACAGATGGGCAAGGTTGTCGTTGATGGCCTGGCCGGTATTGCCCGCGGTGGTGTCAAGGGTACGCTAGGGTTTGGTGGCGATGTAGAACAATTCTTTGACTTCATTGGCCGCTTTGCTATGGATCGCCAGGGCGGCACATTTATGGATCGTCTTGGCCGGGCAGCCCAAGCTTTTGATTCTGAGACCCTGTTGCCGACATCCGAAGACATCGAGCGCAGCGGCATCCTACCGCCAACAATTCCTGAAGGGGCTACTGCCGACCGGGCATTGCGCGAGAAGGCAGCGGCTGGCGGTGAGTTTGCCGGCGGCTTTCTTGCCGACCCAATTCTGGCGGTTAAGGCCGCCAAGGTTACGTCTAGAGCGGTTAAGGAAATAGCGCAGCAGATGACGAGCACGCCCCCGGTTGGCGCAATCACCATCAAAGGCGCAAACGCTCCAGAGATGGCGTTAAGCAATATCGACCCGCAACGACTGTCTGTAGCCCAGAGAATTGTTTCCGACGGTGTTGCAGCCAATATGTCTCCGACCAAGATGATCCAGGCAATTGAAAAAGAGACTGGCACCAAGCTGACCGGCAAGCAGCAAAAGGAGCTCAAGCAGTACGTCTCCGACGTTACGCCCAAGGGGCAGATATATTCCGACCAGGCATTCAAAGACCTGATTGCCCAGCCGTTCCCGTTTGAGCCGTCCACCCAAAATTTCACCAGGGCGTTTGATGACGCTATGGCCTGGGTCAATAAGCTAGACCCTGCCAACCTAAAGAGCGCAGCCATGATGGCCGACCAGCGGCTAGCTCCGATCCTTGGCACAGCAAAGGATGGCGGTGCCAAGAGGCTGCTTACGACAAACGGCAAGCTGCTCAAGACCGAGACCGGGGTGGAGGGCGGCACGCCAATCGAGCTGCCGGATGGTCGCAATATCGAAAGTGCCGGCCTGGCTATCTCCCCGGCATTTAAGGTGGGAAAATTCAGCACCTGCCCGAACTCTGCCAGCTGCGCCCAGGAATGCCTCGGAAAGACCTCTGGCGGCTACTTTGCCTACGGCGGTGGCGCAGACCTAGAGGCCATGAAGGGAACCCGCCTGCGGAGCTTTAGGATGACCCAGGCCATGTTCCGCGAGCCAGAGGCTTTTGCCATCAAGCTCAACGATGAAATCATTTCGCTGAAAAAGGCAGCTGCCAAAAATGGCAACGCCCTGGCAATCCGTCTAAACGTACTGTCGGACATCGACCCGAAGGTCTATAAGTCGATCATCGAATCGCACCCAGATGTTCTGTTCTACGACTACACCAAGATGAAGTACCGCCCGGTTGCGCCCAACCACCACTACACCTACAGCTCGACCGGCCTGTCTCAAAAAGCCGGCCAGAACGGCCTAAGCGTGGATGTTGAAAATCCACATTCAAATTGGATTCAGATGCGCCAATGGCTGGACGAAGGGCAAAACGTGGCAATGGCATTCAGCAGCAAGAAAGGTCTGCCGGCCAGCGTGTTTGATGAGGCCACCGGCAAAACTTACCGGGTCATTGACGGGGATGCCTATGACTTCCGTCCGATGGATGCCCAGCCGGCTGGCATGGATGGCGTGATTGTTGGCCTAAAGAACAAGGCCATGACCCGCAAAGAATCTATGGCGGCACAGGATTCCAAGGGATTTTTTGTGCAGTACGACCCCAAGCTTGGCGACCAGGTAACCATCCCCCGCCAAAAGAGAGAGGCTATGATGCTCAAGACCGAGGGCCAGGAACGGCCATCGATTATTGAAACTGGTGAGCAGATTACCGAAAGGGCGGCGCAATGATTAACGAGGTCAAACTTACCGAAGAAGACTTTCTTCAGCAATTTCCGCGAGCACAGGAATTCATGCAAGACGGCATTGAGTTCCCGAACTGGTGGGCAGCCGGTGAAGATCCGACCGTGCAAGGCCCGGCCATCAATGTTGCCGACCTGGCCGCAATGAACAAAGGAATTGGATAATGGCAATCAAGGACATTGACACCCGGCTTGATACCCTTGCTAAGTCTATCGAGCAGGCCAACCAGCCGGAGCTGGACTTTACAGAGATCCAGCCACCACAGGCAGGAGAGCCGCAGACCGAGCCGGTAGAGATTGCCGGCTCTGTAATTCAGATTATCAAAGCCGGTGTCAAACCCGTCCGCAAGATTCCCGAATCCGTAGCAACTGGTGCCGAGCTGCAAGAGCAGGTGATCAAAAGCGCAGCCGAGCTAGAGAAGGCAAAAAAGCCTGGCCTGCTTACGCCAAGCAAAAAGCCCAAAGCAGACCAGCCGGTAACCCCGCCGGCTAACCAGATCGATAACCCAATCAATGTCACCACCACCGGAGATATCCAGACCACAACACCTGTGGTCGATACCCAGAATGTAGTCCAGGCCGCTACGCCTCCAAACCAGCTGGTGATTGAAACCGCCACCCCTGTGCAGGCGGTTAAGTTTTTATCCGGTGCGGACGCTCCTGCGGTCGGAGTTGATTTCAACTTCAACTACATCCAAGGCCCGGAGGATATCGACAAGGCTATTGATGCGGTAAGTCAGGTGTTCGCCAAAGAGACCGACGTTGCCAAGCGTGGCGTGCTTAGTGATGAGGCAGTTAAAGACATGGCTGCCCGGCTAAACATTATGCCGGAGATGATCAAGGCTGGGATTGGCACGACATTTAACGCAGAGCAGATGCTCGCGGCTCGCGAGCTCTTGGTGCGCTCGGCATCAAAGCTTGATGACCTTGCCAAGCGGGTAAAGGATCTTGGCCCGAATAAAGAAGATGATGCGCTGCTCTTAGAGTTCCGCAATCAGCTTGCCACCCACGCTGCTATTCAGATGAGAGTGAAGGCAGCCCAGACAGAGATAGCCCGTGCGCTGCGGTCTTTCCGTCTGCCGGTCGATGGCACAACCGGCATTGGCGATCCAGCTGCAATCAATACGCTGCTTAACGAAAACGGCGGCAGATTAAACCTCAAGCAAATGGCCGAGGCTTACGAAACTCTAAGCATGGAAGAGCGTGCCAGGTTTGTGCAGATGGCAGGTGGTGCCTGGAAGAATCTCGGGTCAATCTGGAAGGAGATGTATACCAGCTCGATCATGTATTCGCCAGCAACAATTGAGCGCAACCTGTATGGCAACATAATTATGAACCTGACCAGGGGATTTGATACGACGTTTGCTGTTACCGCTGGCAGGGCTATAGATAAGCCAATTGAAATTGTGTTTGGTTCAAAAAGCTCTGACAGGGTTTACGCGGCAGAGGCCGCAATTGAATTTGCTAATTTTTTCTTGGCTGTTCCAAAGGCTCTTAAGGCCGGTATCAGGGCATTTAAAACCGACACCCCGCAGTATGCCGGCAAAGACGCAGACAAGGTTCCAATGCCTGCGCTATCTGCTCGACTGTTTGCAGATCCAAACACGCCAACAGCCCAGGCCGTAGACTTTATGGGCAAAGCTATCCGCTTACCGTTTAGAGCCATGCTAGCTGGTGATGAGTTTTCTAAAGCAGTAGTCGCACAAATGGAAACCAGGAGGTTGGCTGCCAGACAGGCAATGATGGCTATTGATAACGGCGTTCCGGTTGACCAAGCATTAGATGGCATGGTCATGCAGATCACAAATCCTGACCCAAAAATTCTTCAGCGAGTAGACGATTCTGTCAAAGAGGCTGCGCTTCAAAGTGACATGGGCCAGATTGGCAATACCATGCTGATGGTGCGTAACCGACTTGGCCCGGTCGGAACCGTACTGGCTCCATTCGTTAAGACCATAGTCAACGTCGAGAAGGAACTATTTAAGCGCACTCCGTTTGCGCCGGTTATGTCTGATGTTAGGGCAGAACTTGCGGCTGGTGGCGCACGCCGTCAGATGGCACTAGGCAAGATGTCAATGGGCAGTTCATTTATGGGTTTTGTTTATTACCTTGCTCTAGACGGAACAATTACCGGAGCTGGCCCAACAGATCCAAAGCGCAAGGAATTCTTGCGCCAAACCAATCCTGGCTGGCAGCCGTTTTCTGTTAATTTTGGAGATGGCGTATATCGTTCGTATGCTGGACTAGAACCGCTTGGTGGGTTAATGGGCATGGCCGCAACCCTTGCCGAGGTTGGCTCTGTCTACGCCAAAGACGATGATTCTGACTGGACTGATTTATTACTTTATTCTGCGCTATTGCCATTTAAATATATTGGCGAGCTGCCGTTCATGTCTGGCATGGCAAACCTTACCAGCATGATTGAGGAACTCAAGCGCGACCCGACAGGCGAGCGTGCATCAGCTGCGGCCAATAAGTTTTTTGGCGGCATAGCTCAAAACTTCCCCGGCGGTATTGTTCCTGTGCCGACACCGGGTGGTGCATTGATTCGCCAGATTGAAACCACAATAGATCCAACGCAACGCCAGGTCAGGGTTGACCCAAGCTTGCCAGCAGACGAAAGATATTTTGATTTTCTATATCGAACCTGGGCAGCCAAGACACCATTACTTAGCGAGGGCCAGGCTCCAACCAGGAACATATGGGGAGAAGAAGTTAAGGTGGGAGAGGTCGGCCCCATGTACTGGATCATGCCGTTTTATCGCAAAGAGGCAGACCTGGACAACATCGACAAAAAGATAGTCGACCTGGCTAGGCGGTCTGGCAAGCAACCCATCTCTATCCCAGAGCGGACGATATCCAATATCAAGCTCAATGATGCCGAGTACTCTGACTTGATCCTGACCATGAACAAAGTCACGGTTGGCGGCAAGACATACAAGCAGGCTGTTGGAGATATCTTATTCTCACCAACCACAAGCGATGAGATAGCCCAGATGAAATATCAATCTCCGATCAATCGGCTATCTCAAGTTAAAGAGGATTTTAAGAAAGCCGCATTTGAAAATCCTGGGTTCCAGGCCAAGTATCCAGACCTGGCAAAGAACGTGAAGAAAAACCAGTTCCGCGCAGAGCAGAAATATATGCAGCAAAAGCGCGAGCCTATAGAAGATTAATGGAATAACCACTAGATTCCGTATTGAAAGGATGAGCTATGCCGGTTCCTATTTCTAACGTCACCCGTCGAGTAGTGCTCGCCGCCTCTGGCACCGGGCCATACTCATTTACATTTGAGATTCTGGCTAACACAGATATCTCTGTGTACAAGGACGATACCCTGCTGACGCTGACCACAGACTACACGGTCACCATCAACAGCAACGGCACCGGCTACGTCACCCTGACTGCAACACCAACTGGTGCTACACAGATAGCTATCGTTGGCGACCGGGCGATTCAGCGTACATCAGACTTTGTGACGGGCGGTGACCTGTTTGCCAATACGATTAACGATGAGCTCGACAGCTTGACCATCTTTGCCCAGCAGAATGCCGAGGCCGCAGACCGATCCCTGAAGGCTCCGCAGACTGACCCAACCTCAATCAACATGACCCTGCCACGGTCTACTGTACGGGCTAATAAAGTTCTTGCTTTTGATGTCAATGGAAACCCAACAACCGGCGAAACAATTGGCGATAACCGTGGCAATTGGGCAGCTACAACTTCCTACAATAAACGCGACATTGTCAAAGACACCAGCAACGGCAACATCTACTATGCCAATACCTCGCATCTGCCGCCTCAACGTCAGCCTCTAACGCCAGCACCTCGGCATCTAACGCATCAACCTCTGCGACCAATGCGGCCAGCAGCGCATCATCTGCCAGCACCAGCGCAAGCAATGCGGCAAGCTCTGCCTCTACCGCTAGCACCGCAGCGACAAATGCACAGACGGCTGAGACAAACGCTGAGACGGCTGAGACAAATGCAGAAGCTGCTCAGACAGCAGCCGAGGCTGCCCGTGATGCATCGATTAACCTAGCCACAAACTTTACGGCCACAGCTACGACGCTCTCGGCCGGGTCTAGCGCAACAGCGTCTTACAACTCTGGAACCTATACCCTGACCCTTGGAATCCCAACCGGGGCCACGGGGGCAACCGGAGCAACCGGGGCAACAGGGGCAACTGGCCCGGTGGGCATGAACTGGCTAGGTACTTATGCTGGCGGCACATCCTATGTAGTCGATGACGCAGTCAGCTACAACGGCTCAAGCTATATCTGTAAGCTGGCATCAACCGGCAACCTGCCTACCAACACAACATACTGGGATATTCTTGCCCAGCAAGGCGCATCCGGTACTGGCTCCGGTGACGTTACCGGCCCAGCATCCGCAGTCAATGACCGATTTGCTGCGTTTGATGGCACAACAGGTAAGCTCATCAAAGACAGCACATACTCATCAGCTAGCTTTGAGCCAGCAGACGCAACGATACTAAAGTCTGCCGCAATTGGCGTGAGCGTCCAAGCATACGATAGCAACCTAACGTCATTTCTTACTGCTGTTAATTTGCCAACAACAGATGGAACAAACGGTCAGGCTTTAGTAACCAATGGTTCTGGAACGCTGTCGTTTACTACGGTTGCTGCTGGAGTAACAATCAGCAACGACACATCAACATCAACAAACGTATACCCAGCTTTCTTGGCTAGCACAAGCGGTACAGCCAGTACAATTTATACAGGCAATGCCAAGCTGCTGTACAAGCCCAGTACAGGTGAGCTGCAATCTACTGCATTAGTTGCTACAAATGGTATAATGTTAAACGCAAATACCATCGCTGAGAACTACACAATTGCATCAACAAATAATGGTTTAAGTGCTGGCCCAGTAACGGTA